AACAGACTTCTGATCGTCAGCCCATTTCTGATCGCGCCCTGGAACCTGACGCCAGTTAGCCTCAATAGTCACGAACCCGTTGCGATTTTCCATCGCTTCAGTCCACATCTTGTAGTAGTGATTCATTCCATTAGGTGTGGATGAGATCAGAATCTTAGAAGTTGTACCAGAAGAAATCGTAGGATATACAGAGGTGAAGAACTCGTCGGCAATATTACTTGGAACGAACGCGAATTCGTCAAGGTATAGAAGCGAGATGGAGAAACCACGAATCGCACTAGAGGCAGTAGAAGTCGCCATCACACGGCAGTTGTTTTCTAGTTCAATGTCGCCCTTGTTCCATGTACGCACACCTTGCTGCAGCCAGAGTGGCAAGGCTTCATAAGCAATCTTGACTCTTGAAAGAATTTCACGCGCCGTAGAAGCCTTGTTTGCAAGAATAGCAACGAACTTTTCTTCATTGAATAAGATGTACCATAGGATATATCCGACAACCATTGTGGTCTTTCCGACCTGACGACCCGCCTTTACAATGATTTTGCGATTGTCGTTGATCTTTTCGATAGCATCTTTTTGAAATGGATACAGCTTGATCTTGACGAAACCTTTGTCAAGCGAGATGATCTTGACATAGTTCTCGATGAAATACGTTGGGTTCTGAGAGCAGCGAATGTATTCTTCGACTTCATCAGCAGTCATCTGCTGAGTGACGCCAATACGCTTTAAGTGCGGATTTCCTAAATAATTCTTAACCTTCGAGATTAGACTCATTCTTAACCTTCTTCAATAGATCAGCAGTTGAACCAACAAAGACAGCCTTGTCGATCGTCACATTGGTTGGCTTTTCTTCTGCGTCTAATTCTTTGCGTTGTTTCTGAAGCACCATCAGTTTCTCGGTGACTTCGGACATGTTTTTGATTAATGTGGCTGCAACTTCATACGCACGAGGATGTTGCGATTCTCTAGCCACGTTTAGAATGCCATTGATGGCTTCATTACCACGTTCAATTAATCCATAGTATGTCGAACGCGAGAAGTCTGCGTCGACTTTCTTTGAGGAGTCTTCTTCTTGGTAAACCGTCACAGGTTTATTTTCTTGCACGACAGGAATAAAATCTGTATTCAGAAGCTCACTTAGTTTATTATCTGTATCACTCATGTTATATTTGGATATTCCTCTAGAGTTTCTATAAATCCGAATGCTGTATCCACGTTAGCAGTAATTGCACTTCTGGTGACAGTCAGGTTTGTTAATTGATGGTCATTAACATCAAACGAAGCGATTTTATAGCTGGTATTTGATACTGCTCCTCTTAGATTTGCTCCAACAAGTAGCAAGCCAGAAACATCATTGATGACTAGATTGTTAGCAACAGGATCCCAAGTTTTTACATATCCAGCAGCATTAGCAGCCGAAGCAGTTCTTCCTTCAAAAACAAGTTCGCCGACTTTATAATTACCAGTTCCAGAAGTCAAAGCAATTTTTCTTTCACCTGTATCGTTCCAGGTGTTATTATATGTATTAGCCTGAACTTTATTAATGAGTTCGTTCTTTGTGATAGGACCATAAAGCATGGCTTTTGCAGAGAATGTCAATGTCCAGACAAGTGTTCGAAGCGTTTCTTCTTCTCCAGTATCATTGCTAACATCATATGAAATATTTTCTAGCACAATCGGAACATCGATTTTTAGATCTGAGCTAGAAACAAGATCGATAGTTACTGTATAGTCTGGACTAAAATAAGGAAGGATCTGCTCAATAATTTGAGACCCGTCTTCAGTGTTTCTAACATAGATATTGAGCACAAACTCAAAATTATATGGCGCAACTTTGACCGAATTAATTTTAGTACCATATGGGTCAACATTAGTGGTATCAGATGTAGCTTTTCGAATAAACTGAGTGTTGAACATGCTAGTTTTTCGAATAGGGTCATATGTGATCGACGTCATTTCAAATGACATGCGCGGCAGCTGAATCTGAACTTCTTTGTTTAGACTTGGATCCCCAACAATACGCGCATAAAACTTTTCTTTTGTTGCATATGCAATCGGAATCGTCATGCGCTCAATCTCGACTGTACCTGCCTTATTATATTTGTACAGCTTCATATCGTTGAAGATAGTACCAAACGCAACGACAAGTTTGCGAGTAATTCGATGATAAAAGTGATCTTTAGACAACATTATACTTCACCGAATGGATTATGCTCCGTCCAGTCAAGAACATTAATTGCTTCGTTCTCTATTCTAACATTATCTTGCTGAGGATCATTGACGTTATTCATGTCATTGCTGCTGCTTATAGTCCATGTTCCGCTTGGACCTACTATCGCAGTCCCTGATGCAAATTCACCTTTAATGTTTTTAACCTTCAGGATTCTTGAGTTGACATCAAAGTCGACAACATAACCAGTTGCTGAAGCTGTTGATAGAGAACCACCCTGATACACAGTTTCTCCATTTAAGAAAGTTCCTGAGCCACCAGCAGACAATGTATAGTTGATCGCAAAGGCTCTAAAATCTCCGATTCCGTCGATTTCTGCATAGCCAGTATTGATTAGTTCACCATTATATTTGAACAGTTCTAGCGACAGACCATACATGTATGCGTTCTTTGAAGTTTCAATCCCAACTCTACTTCCTGCGCCTCTTGTTCCAGTTCTGCCAAGCTGGAAGAAATTCTTTTCTTGTTCGACGAATTTCAGTTCCATCAACTTCTGTTGAATTGGAAGATAGATCAGATCGCCTTCTTTCGGAACATTTCTGTCAGGCGCAACAGATGTAACAAATCTTTCGAACGTCTTCCGAGCAACAGACATCTTCACACCCTTGGCGATTTCTAGACCAAACTTAGAGAAGAATTCTTCGTTACCTTCAAAGTCGTCAGTCGTTTCAAGATACATGTCAATTTTAATAGCCTGAGTGAACGACTTAACAGGGTCGTCGCCATAGATCTCATCTAGCGAAGACTGAGAGTCGCGAGGGATGTAGTACACATCGATCCCGTGATTACGAATGGCTTCGTTGATTAGATCTTCAATAAGAAACTGTTCGCGGGATGCGCCTTGGTTATTAAAATAGACACTTGTTGCCATCTGTTAACCCGCCATTATTGCGAACGGTGGCTCTTCGTATGCGTCGATCAACTTTTCTTCTAGTCTGCCAACTTCAACCACTGCTTCGTCGAAAATGGTTTGACCATTAATGACAATACCACCAGGAAGAATATAGTTGCCGTACTTCTTCAGGTTCTCGCCCCATTGACGCTTGAACAGCTGAGTTGTGTATTCTTTGAGCCATGTATCGCTGTAGACTTTCGTATAGACATCTGGATCTACAACGCGCTTGCACTCAATTACAATATAGCTGTCTGGGTCTAATTTGCCGTTCCAGTCCATATGAATATTGAGGCGATTAATTTTCTTGTTATAGTCGAACGGAACTTCACCTGTTACGATCATGTCAAGCATTGCAAGATGCTGACGAGCAATGAAATAATAGGTGTACGATGAAGAGGTCAGATTGTAAAAGTCGTTCAGACGCAGCTGATAGTTGATATCAAACATGTTAAAACCAGCTGAAGAAGTCGAAGACGCTTGAGCTGCTGTCAAAGGAAACACCTTCGTCACGCCAATAATGCTTGAAGCCAGAGTGACGTAGTTGTTTGAGATGTCACCAGCCGTTACTTTTGTTGCAAGGTATTCATTGTCTGTGCCGTCAAAGTGATATTCTCTAAACAGCTGCAAAGCATCATCTAGTCGATCTTCTAATTGATCATCATCAACGTTGATATCTACGACTGGGAAGCCTAGTTTGCGTAGGCAGTAGTCTTTTAGTTCAGAGCGAGATGTTGGTTGTGCCATTTATGCTTCCAGTAGATTTTAAGTTGCGACAAGCACTTTGTAAATTGTACCGTCAGCGGCTTTAATATTTATGTATCCTGTCGCTGCAGGTGCACCTACAGTATAAGTGCCGAAACGAACTAAACCACTTCCCTTTGGAACAAGCGAAACGTCTGTATTGGCGTCAGTTCCGATACCTTCAACTCTTGCAATATTTGCTCCACCAGACAGCTGAATAAAGCTGGTGTTGCCAGTTGATGCTGTAAGATTTCCGCTAATATTCGCAGTTCCAGATACGGTAGCACCAGTATTTGCAACAATTAATCTGGTTGTTCCTAAAACTTGAAAAGTGTGCGTGAGAGTTCCACTGGTTAGAGTCAAATTATTGGTAGTTACATCGTAAAATATGTCTTTCGCGTTATTATTTGCACTAATAAAAGATATTCTATGCGAAGTTGAAGTTGCGCCAGAACTAATCTGTATATTTTGCGATGTACTGTCGATTCTTCCAATAGTTATTAATCCGCTATTGGCGACTGTTAATTGAGGAACCACTACTCCATTAGCGTTTAAAATGATGCTTGCATTCGATCCAGCACCGGTAGTAAGAGTAAGACTAGAACCTGTAACAATGGTAGAGACGTTTAGATTTCCTGCAATCACTGTATTCTGTGATAGAATTTTAGTATTGCCGTTTGCACCAGCAGTATTTGATCCGATCGTGACTTCTGTGATAGAACCTGAAACTCCGCCAACTGCAATGCTGACGTTTTTGGTGTTACCAGAAGAAGTTGCACCATTTGCGAGTGCAATAATCTGCGAGGCAGTTGATCTGCCGAGCGTAATGGCTCCAGTCCCTGTAGTTGAACCGACTACAAATTGACCAGTTGTTTGGCTAGTTCCGAGTGAAAGAGTAGACGTTGAGGTGGACATCGTAACTGCAGAAGAGAAAGCACCAGTAGATGCTGTTAATGTGCCACCAGTCACAATTGATCCACCAACACTAATTGAACCTATTTCAGATCTATAGGTTCCACCTACAAACAAATTACTAGTTGCGAAATTGATTAAATTTGCATTTACTGCAAATTGCCCAGAACTGGCATCAATATACAATGAGGGAGCATTTGTTATATACTCTCTAATTTGATCCGATGATGAGCCTGTAATAAAGGCTTTACCTTGATCTGGGAATACTCGAACAGATTGAGGTGTAGCTTCTAGATAATCGACAGGCATAAATGCGATTGCATTTGCAGTAGTAATATTCCAAGCTGTGCCTAGATTGTATTCCCAAACACCAACCTGAGTAGATCCAGTAAGCCACATCTTTTTACCGTCAGAACTAAAATCAAGTCCAAGGGTATTGGTTTCTTGTATAGCAATTGATGTATTCTGAAGATATGTCGCCGTACTGACATTCCATGCTGTGGCTAGATCATATTCAAAAACTCTATCTGCGGTCGAATCATTAATGTACATCTTCAATCCATCAGGTCTGATATAAACATCCTGTGGAGAAGTGCCTATTGCATTGACGTTATAGCTTGTTTCAATTGTAGCTGTTTGAATATTCCATGCTTCAGAGAGTGTGTATTGAAACACCGCATCGGTT